ATCAAATGCAGGTGTTGCATCTGAAGCACCCAATGCTAATGAAACTCCACCAAAAGATACAGTGCTGTTTGCTAGTTTAGAATTAGCAATAGAACCAGCTAACATTGTATTTGTTACTGTTCCTGAATCACCTGTACCAATCAAATTACCTGTACTTGTCGGTAAAGTTAAAGTTACATTACCACTAAATGCTGAATGTGCTGGTGCTTGTAATCTTGCATAGTGTGCATTAGATACTTCACAATAAAAATCTATATTAGATTGTGTACCGCCATTTTTGATTGCAATAGCACCTTGTGATATTACAACGCCATTAGTAGAACCACCGCCTACACCTAAAGATGTTGTTATTTCTGTGTCACTAGGCAAACCTATTGTTACTGCTGCGGTTTCTGAACCACTGCCTGATACTTCAATTTCATTGCTTGTACCAGCTATAGTGGCTATATAGTTGCCTGTTGTATCAGTGCCTAATGCAATTGAATTTGCTTGTATTGTAGTTGATATAGTTATACCAGCAGAACCATCAAAGTTTGCAGTTCCAACTACATCACCTGACAATGCTATTGCTCTTGCAGTAGTTAAAGTATCAGCAGAACCTGTTACATTTCCTGTGACATTACCTGTAACATCACCTGTCAAATTGCCTGTGACATTACCTGTAACATTGCCTTCAAGATTAGCAACTAAAGTACCAACAGAATAACCTGTGCCACTAACATTAACAGTTGTAGTAGGTTCAGCTTGTAAATCTTTAAATAGTTTAAATTTGCCACTATCGTTTGCATCCCTAAATAAACCTGCATATAAGTCTTGTGAACCTGATGTATCGTATAAACCATAAAAACCTATATCTACAGAATCAGCACCAGAATTATTATTAGCTAATTTTATGAGAGGGTCTTCAACAGATAAAGTTGCAGTGTTGACAGTTGTGGTAGAGCCATTGACAGTAAGGTTACCTGCAATAGTCACGTTGTCTGGTAAACCAATAGTAACAGCAGCAGTTTCAGAACCTGAACCAGATACCTCTATTTCATTACTTGTACCTGCAATGGTTGCTATATAATTACCTGTAGTTTTTGTACCTAGTGCTACTGAATCATCGTCTACAGAAGCTGCATTGACGTTTAAAGCATTTACAAAAGATTGTGTAACTCTGGCATCAATAGCAGAATTAGCTCTCGCATCTGTATAGTATAAATTTGAAGAACCTTCAGATACTGTATCAGTATCACCTTGTGTAAATGTCATTACACCTGTAGAAGAATTATAAGATAACTGTGTAGAATTTTCTGATATAGCTGCTCTTGCTCTAGCATTAGTAAAATATAAATTTGAACTGCCTTCGCTTACAGAATCAGTATCAAAACTTATATTGCTTGTGCCATCAAAAGAAGTGCCATTAATTGTTCTTGCTGTTTGTAAAGCTGTAGCAGTAGATGAATTACCAACTAATGCAGCAGTAACTTGATTAAAAACTACATCATCAGAAGTACCGACACTTTGCCCAATAGCAAAGGTAACACCATTACCTGATGCTGTAGAACTTACACCTGTACCACCTAATAAAGATAAAGTTTCTGAATCTAAATCAATTGCTATAGCAGTTGAACCATCTGATACATCTAAATCTTCTGCTGTTATTTGTGTGTCTACATAAGTTTTTATAGCTTTGGCAGAAGCTAAAGTATCATCACTACCAGATACAGAACTAAGGTCAGTATCTAATACACCTGATTTTAAATTATCTACTTCTAAATTAGATACAGTGTTGCTATCTGCATCTATAGTTTTGTTTGTTAGTGTTTGTGTTCCTGTAAGAGTTGTAACTGTACCATCAATAGCAAGAGTTACATTATTACCTGATGCAGTTGATGTAATTCCAGTGCCACCCAATAATCCCAAAGATTCGCTATCTAGGTCTATACTTATAGAACTGCTGCCATCTGTTAAATCTAGGTCTTGTGCAGTTACTTGCGAATCAACGTATGCCTTAATGGATTGTTGAGTGGCTAATGCTGTATTTGAATCTGAGCCTAAATTATCTTCGTCTAATATAGTGGTTACTGTTTGACCACTACTGAAACTAAAACTTGTAACACCATTTACAGTACCACCATTTATATCAACAGTATTATCTGCTGTTATAGATATTGGCAATTTAACCCAACCATTGTTAGCTGAGTTTCTTATTTTTAATAAATTATTAGAAGTATCTACCCAAATCTGATAGGCATACATAGTTGCAGGTTCAGAAGCAGATGAATTATTTGATACAATTGCTTGTAAGGCATTGTTTAAATCTGCTCTAAAATTTGCACCTGATTGATTGTCAAGAACGTAATCGTGGGTAGCCATAGCGTATTATATTATATTTTTAATCTGGTTTAGTCGGAAATACGATTGAATTTAAGTCATCATCATCTGTATAACTACTAGGTAAATCTCTAAGCTGTTGTCGGTAAGTTGCCCATTGTGCTTTTTTGGTATCAGACAACATACTGTCTGTTATATGTGTCCAATCAGATTCAAACAAAAGCCTATCTCTTTCTTCTCTCAACATGTCAAGAGTAGAACGTGTTGGTATTGCAGGTGGTACATTAACTACTTTACCATCTATTACTTTGTCAAAAGGTCTTGGACTTATATCATGTACTAAAGTGAAGTTACCATTAGTGGATGCTTCATTTTGTAAAACTTCTTTCGTTGTTTCATCAACAACATTACTTGTTATTATTTCCCCATCTGGATTGTATATAATCAAAATTTCCATAATTATTTAAATAATGCCACTATTAAAATGTCAGCTTCTGCACTACCACCAGCATTGCTTGTACCATAAACAAAAACATCGTGCATGAAACAAAAAACTTTGAAAGTGTAGTATTTACCTGATGTAGTGCTTTTTGCAAAAGATAGGCTTTTATTTGCTACAGCAACACCTCTGGTATTTACTTGCTTGTAATGATTGAAAAATTGTCCATAAGAAGAATCAGTTACAGCAGGTGCATTATTTGCAGCAGTGTGTTCTGCAACACCACCTACTATTGCACAAGAAGCATGGTTACCATCTGCACCGAAATATCTTGAAGTCATTCTTGCGTTTAAGACAATACCAGAAGTAGGTACTAATACTGTTACAGATGCAAGTTCAGTCAAAGTATTAGGCAACGATGCACTGTTGTATGTATTAGTTCCATCTCTATGAAATGGTGCTGCCGCACCAAAAGTTGCATCAAACATTAAACTTTGATTAAAACTTACGCCATAGGCAACGCCTGTCATTGCAGAACTTGAATTACCTACTGATGTTGAAATGTCAGAACCTACTGCACCTAAACTATTACCTGTTGCTTTGTCAAAAATTACTAAAGAGCCGCTTTGTATTCTGTCTACGCTCAAATTACCTGTTGTAAGTTTGGCAGCACTTAAATTGGCAACTTTTGCATCAACAATAGCTGCATCGTCAATTTTTGCTGTGGTTATAGCTGCATCAGCTATAATGCCTGAAGAAGCAGTTATTGTCGCTGTAGCAATTTCACTAGCAGTTATTGTGTTAGCTTGTATTTTTGCAGCAGTTACTGCATCAGCAGCAATTTTTATTTCTGTGACTGCATCATCTGCTAGTTTAGATGATGTAATACCATCCCCTGTACCTGTTGAATCAGCAATAGTTACTGTAGTTACAGTGCCATCTTGCAAATCATTTGTTTTGATTGGTTTATCACCAATGGAAAAAGTTAAAGTAGCAGGTGCAGATTCTGTTCCCATACTATTTAGTGCAGATACACTAGCTACATAATTTGTACCAATTGGTAAAAAATTTAAATCAGTAAAGTGCTTATCTACTATTCTATTAATAACTTGATTGCTTGAACTATCAACAATATTTATTCTGTATTGATAATAAGCAAAATCTGTAGGCACATCCCAAGATATAAAAGGTCTACCTGTGCCAGAAGAATTAGTATCAGTAAAAGCTAAATTGCTTGGTGCTTTTACTGCGAATTTATCTGGCGTATTGACAACATCATTTACTCCTTGTTGTGGTGGTACAGTCCAAGAATAAACGTCAAAGTATTCAAGTAAAGTTACATTTACAAAACCATTTGCTTGTAATTCTAAAGTTTGTACTCTAAATACTTTGCCACTAAAGCCTAAACCAGCATAAGTAACATCTACTATGTCACCGATATTTAACTTATATATTTCTGGTGTACCTGTAAAAGTTACCGATGTTTGATTTCTGCTTCTTGTTAAAATTGCTTTACCCATATTGTAAGCAATGTAAGGACTTGTAATATGTGGAAATTGTGCAGTTATTTCTAATTCTTCACCACCATCATCAGATGTGTGATTTGGACTTGCATCATGTAAAACTGTTGCTGTATCTGGTTCAAAATTATTTTGTCCATTCACATATTCAATAACAACTTTGTTAGCTTTTGCATCTTTATTTCCATAGCTGACTGAAATACCGCTGTCACCTATGATGTGACTGTCATTAATGCTAAATGTAGAAGAACCAACATCTTCTATTTCTAACTCATACTTGCCATCAATATAATTAAAAATACCTCGCATATTGGCAAGTAATTCTCTAGCATTTTCAATTATATTTTGGTCAGGGTCTATGACACCATTACAGTGAAATCTTGGTGATGTAGATAAAGCATTATTGACTGAACCATCAATATCATAATCTTGTGTTAAAGGATGTTGTAAATCCCAAACCACTACATATTTATTTGCTGATGAAAATGCAAATCTATATTTGTAAACTTCTATAATAATTCTGTTGTTAACTATTACATTGCCACCATTATCTTTAAGAGTAATTTTTTCGCCTACTTTAAATTTTTTCCAATCAGAAAAATTATCTATAAAAGCTGTAGAAAATCCTGACGAACCTGACCATGCAACAGCAGCTTCATTACCATTAAAGTCAGCATTGTTGTTTGTTGCATCAGCAGTGTTAGCTGCACTAGAAAATGTAGAAGTATTTATTTTAGCTATAGGTAAGCCTTTACCATATTCATCATTGGTTATGTAATCCAAAAATGTTAAGGCAGGATTATTTGACCACTTATAAGTAGATATATTGCCAAATGTTTGTGATGTATCTCTAGGGTCAAAAACTTTTTTACCTTGTACTTCTACTGTGAGTGTTGGTACTTGTCTAAACATGCCACCTGTATCGTAACGATACTTAGCTGCAATATAAGCAATACCATTTAATTTATGATTGCTTGTCCATTTACCACTTGTAGATGCAATCAACATTGGGTCAGCAGTCTGTGTAGCTGCACCATGATGTAAGTTAAATACCATTCTATATACATCTGTAGGGTCAGAACCATTACCTGATACAGTTGTAATATTACCTGTATTGTTTGCGGTATTTAAACTACCTGCACCAGAATTTATTTTATCTGAGCCAATATAATAGCCATCTTTAAATCTTGTTGAATCGGTAATCAATGTACCATCAATCATAATGCTGTTTTGATTTATACTTTCTATTTCACCAACACCTAAAGCATAAACAACAAACAAATCTTTGTTTTGATTTGCAGCAGTGTCCATATATACGATTTGCGCACCAACTCTTCTTGCACCATAGATGACAGGTATCTTCCCACCTGCTGTCATTTTATTTGCAAGTATACCTTCTGTTTTAGATTGTAAATTTTTTGCTAGTTCTTTAGCGTTTAGATAATTATTAACACCAGAAGCTGCTGTTAAGACAGCAGCTGCAATCAAGGCAGGTAAAGCACCACTTGTAGCTATTACTGCTATACCTGCTGCTATAGCACCAATGTCTAATAATTTGTCAAAAAAAGACATTAGTTTTTACCCCATGCAATGTCTTTTTTTACTTCTGTAGCATATTCCAATCCTAAGTCACCACTAGCATATTCTTGTTGTGATTCACTTGTATAATATCTGCCTTTCTTTAATGACCAATTTGCCCATTGTGAAGCTACAATTAATGATAAAACGCTGCTTTCTGTATTTTCTTGTATAGATACACTTCTTATTAAACCTGTAAAATAATTTATCGCACCTACCAAAGCATCGGATGTATTGAAGTAACCAATATATATTTCTACTTCTTTATCTGTAAATGCACCACTTTGTACTAAAGTTCTTACTTCAGCACTTACATTTGAAAAAGATACATTTAACTCATTTACCTCTAAATCACCTGTTTCTTGAACACTGTCTACTCTTAAAAAAGAACCACCTGCTTCATAATTTTCTGAGTTGTAAGTTACATCAGTATAGAAATCAGTAAGTCTGTAGACAGTAGATAAATTTAATTTTACTAAAAATGCAATCTTGGTAGATTCATTAGCAACTTCTGTTTGTAGTGCGGTAGATAATGTTCTAGGCATTAGGTGACTACCTCTCTAACTTCAAAACTAATGTTGTACAAACCTGATGTATCTGTAGTAAACATAATCTCGTTGCTAGAAAGATAAACAGTCAATGAAGGTTTATTAACTGTAACCGCTTCATTATCCGCTAATGTCGTAACTAAACTAGGTGAGATTAAAACAGTACAATCACCAGAACTATCTGAATCAATATCGCTTTGCACCATATAAACTTTAGAATGATTTGCAAATTTTATTAGGTCACCTGCTTTAAGAACACCTGCGGTATTTGCATCAAAACCATCTAAGGTTATTGAAGCATCCGATGCACTATGTGCACCTGCAACCAATATATCTGTTTGTGTTCTATTAGAGCCTAAATTGTCTGTAGGATATTGTATTGTAAAGTTTTCAAAGCCACCTTTTTGTTTTTGTAAAAAAGCAAAAATACTTTGTGCTTCTGCTTGTGTCATTGGTGGCATAGCTACAGTAAAAGAAAAAAATTGACCACCTATTTGTCTTGCTGTTTTTTTACCA